CGTGAGAGCTGCGTTAGAAGCCCAGAAGAAATGAAAGACTATTATCCTTCTTTCAACCAATTAAGTGATTGGAAAAAGGGTAAAGTTAGACATCTCTTTGTCGAACCGGTCGAACTCCTCGCTAATTGTGAGGAGTTGGAGCTGGTCGGCACGGGGAGAGGCGTCGTCGTCAGGGGGAAGGGGCAATTATTTGCGCCTTTTTACCCTGATGACGTCAAGGACACCCTACGACAGCTCGTCCCTAATGGGCGTGCTATCCCCAAGGTGTACTGGCCCCTGGTTAAACGGCTAGATGAAGGCCGTCAGGGGCGGCGGACGATGTCACTCGAGAAAGGATATAAACATCTTATATCCTTTTATCGGGTGACGCCGGCAATCAGGAAGTTTTTATACCATTTCCATCATAAGTTGGATGTGGATGACCTGATTGGCCTGTATGGGGTGGGGGTTTCCCTGGAAACTTTGCGGGTCATTAACGTTGAACAAACGTTAAAGACCGCCAAGTCAGGGAGAACACCACTGTCTTTACAGACCCGCTATAAGCAGGCGCTAACTAAGCTGGACTGTGTCCGAACAGTATTAGACGGAGTGGCAATGTGCTACCACGAGATCTTACGATATCGTGATAGCTTGCCATCCGCAGCCGTTCGGATGTTGTCCAGGCTTAAGTTACGTGCCTGGTGGAATCCTTGGGGAACGGCTAAGTTTATTAAAAGCTTGGCCGTCGAGTGCAGGGCCTACTATTTTGGTGGTCCCTGCCCTCGGTTCCCCTTGGTATGTTGGATGAGGGCTCAGGAGGCGCTAAAATTTTCATATTTGGCGCGCTCCATGCCCTCACCCATCGTGCCAGTTAAGGAACAGGTGAAACTCATTAGAGAATTAACTGTTCGTTTGTCCCAGCCGCCCCCTGATGAGCCCTCTGATTGGAGGGTTTTCATTCGGGAGTGGTTGAGCCTGACGCGGGGAAGGAACCCCATCTCTTTGACGGCAGAGCCCAGTGTCTCAGCGGCACTGGGCTATTCCGGGGAGAGGTGGGGGCATTCCGGGGCGTACCGTGATATCTGGGTGTTCCAATTGGCGCACCAATTGATAGCGGGGACGCTCCGGCCTTACCTGTTGGAGACGATTGGTGGCGCCCAAGTCGTAGCATCAAGTATGCTTGATCCTATGTTCTTGGGTGACATCAGAGTCTCCAAAGTTCTCAACACCATCCTAATGGATGGTTGTGAGACTATTTTGGATATCATCCTTCAAGAAGGTGGTCTCCTGCCTGCCATGGCCCTTATAGCCCCTGAAAAGGGGCTTAAGGTCCGTGTTCCTACGTTGGGTCTGACTGCAGCTAATTTAGTGCAGCAGGCCTTCCGTAAGGCAGCAGATCATTTCTTGTTGAATGATCCTAGGTCCTCTAGGTCATTGGGCGGAAAATTGTCCGTTGATTTGACCCAGGGAAAAGGCGGGTGGTACTCGCAAGACTTAAGTTTTGCGACGGACCACCACGGCTTTTGGGCTCAACGAGTCCTCTATGAGGAGATTCTAGACTATGTGCCTGAGCTCCGAAGATGGGAGAGGTTTATTCCTCTCTTCTTCGGTCCCAGGCGCTTGCTAGTTCCTGATGAGGACTGTACGTATGAGCTGGTGAAACCCCCGGTGCTTACGTCGGTTAGGCAGGTTCCCCGGCCCGGAGTAATTCTCCGGGGCGGGGTTCCCTTGCCGATGTATGCCCGGATGCTTGGACCTGATGTGCCTCTATTTGAAGAGATCGCCATTCCGATCAAGGCCGACGCAGTTATTGTGTTCGACCTTTGGTTTTCGGAATGGAATTCTGATCCCAATGAGGTACCTTATCAGACTTCCTATGAGGAAATGGTAAACATTTCCTCTAATGGAATCAAGCTGGCCAGGGTTCCGGCAGCGCTTGAGGACTTTATGTTCGGGGACAAACCTCCCGCTATTCAACAGAATGCGGGACAGTTTGCAACCGATAAAAGTAAGGCCCTCAGCGAGGCGGACTTGAGGAGGTTTCATGAAGGGTATTTGGCTTACCTTCGGGGCGCTTGTTTATCGAGCGGCTCGGAGGCTGTCATTACCCAACGTGGGGCCATGATGGGAGAGCCCACGTCGTGGGCGGTACTACCGCTTGTCTCCTTTTATGCGTTATCGAAGGTTGGAAAATACCTTGCGATTACGACAGGAGATGATGCGATGGTTCCGGACATGACGCCGGCCGACCGCCTCAAGTATGATGAGGCGCTGGCATCCCTCGGGGGGGAGGTAAGTAAGCCAAAAAGTTACTTACATCCCAAGCGAGGGCTGTTTTGCGAGGTGCCATATGTACAGGGCAAGGAAGGATATTTCTTCCCTTTGTCGTACTGGGTGGCCCCGTCCGGGGGGAGCAAGGGGGAAGTTAATTGGTATAACCTCCCCGCTGCTTTCGCCGGTTCGCTGCGTGATCAAGGGTTGAAGACGGACCGGAGGTCCCTTGGAGACCGTGGCTTGTTCAAGTTTTCTAAATTTAGAAGTACTTGGCGGGCTGCGGTTAACATGGGACTTCCCGTCGGGGCTCCTGAGATGATGGGGGGAATAAATTTACCCCATTTTCCAGTGGAACCGATCCGTCTAGCAGGTCAGTGGTTCGCGAAACTCTCGTCATTGAGTCTCCCGGACCTGCATCTCTATGGAGGGCTAGCATTAGTCCCCCAATTGGAGAAGCAGGATTTGGCCTCGGCCGAGCTCATTTACAACTTAGCTTTTAAGCGGTTGTTGAAAGTGAAGCAGTCCGAGGGGGAGATTCGAATTGACGAGGCTATTCTTCGAGCCCGCAACCCTGCGGCAGTGCGTCAACTTTTCAGCCGTCCTCGACTGAAAGTTTTGAAGCATGCCCCTTCTGTTCGCTTTTTGGCCCAGCGGTTCCGGCACAGGATAATTAATTGTCCTGTGCAGGTGCCCCCAGGGTCAGTTCGTAAGCTCCACGAGGACTTGCTTGGGAAGAAAGATCGGTTTCTTCCCAAATCGGCCTCGTTGACGCTTATGGGCGAACGGAACTTCGGCTTTGCCGTTCGGACGGATCAGCCGCTCCCACCGCTAATGTGGGGGCGGCATGTCCACCCGAGTGACATGATCGAAGTGGCTGTCTTTGACAGCCTACAAGGAAACTAAAGGAGTTAGTTTCCTTTCCTGCTATAGCGAGC